AAGATTTTCTAATTACAAATCTTTTTGTTGTTAAATTTGACATAAGTTATTGATTTTAAAGTTATTAATTAAGTTTGTTTGTTTGTATTTATATTATCCAATTACATTTGTATTTAGTTTGTAAAAGTATATATATTGTTTATTAGTTATTTTTATATTACATGTACTATTCACTGTTTCTTATTGTACAATTAAATATTATTTTATATTATTATTATTAATATTAGAATAATTTAAAGTTGATATATAATTTTTAACGAACTTTTTATTAAATTCTTCAATGTTAATATATATCGTTGTTTTAATTTTAATTATATTATTTATATTAAATTTATTATAATTGTTCGGTAAGTTATGAATTAAAAAAGGAATATATAATTTATTATTTAATTTTAATAATTGTTTATTGTTTAATAATTTTAATTTGTTCATAGTTTTTTTATTATATTATCGACATGTCGACGTATTATTATTGTAGTAAATGCTATACATGTAAACGAAAAATGCAAAAGTTTCTACGAAAATAAAAATAGTTGCGTATGTATAAAAGAAAATTAGTATATATAAAACATATAAAATATAATGTAAAATGTATAAAAGTTAGTGGGGCTAGTGTAAAAAAAAGCGTTTTGCGTATAGCGGCGCCAGGTGGGAGGGAGGGGGGCAACGCCGTACTCCAATATTTATAACAACTTTTTTATATGACATAAGCCTATTAATAAGTATTAGTAACAAGCTAGTGTCACACTTTCTGTAAATTACCTTATTACTATGTAATAATACTGGTATGAACAAATCACCATTTAAAGTTACAAAGCAAAAGTTATCAGCAAAAGCTGCAGCAGCTAAAAAGTTGCGAGATAAAAAAGCTGCTATGACTCCTGCACGTAAAGCTAAAAAAGCAGAGAACCAAAGACTTGGTCAACGCCCTAATAGCGATTTACATCATACTTCATCTGGTGTTAAGCGAGTATCAATCAAAAACAACCGTGGCAACTTTGGTCGTGGTACAAAAAACGAATAACATGGAAAAAGCACCTTTTAAACTAAGATCAGGTAATAAACCTTCAATATCTAAGATGGCTGGTGTATCACCAATGAAAGCAGAAGCTGATTTAAATACTGATGAAGGACGTATACAAAGAAAAAAAGAAATTGAAAGCAATGCTAGTAAAGCAATAAGAGAAGGTAAAATAAAACCTTTAAGCGAGCAGCAGTTAAAAAGCGAAAAAATAAACAAAGATTTAGACAAGCTTAATTATTATAAGTTTGGTGATACTATTATATCAAGAAGAAAGTAGGGAAGTACCCTATACCAATAAGTTTAACCTAAAATAAAACCAAAATGACTTATTTATACTACAAGACTAGTACGTTAACTAGCAATGCAAAACCGAATGACAAAACTATTAACCAGTGGAAGCATCTAGCTGACAAAAGTAATTGGAGAATTACACAATTACCTAACGGTTTTTATCAAACTGAAGTAAATGACCCAGAAAATGATAAAAATTGGCATGATGTAACTAGAAGAGAAACCATAGAAGGCGCAGAAGCCGCGATTGATGGCAGCATCGACCATTTCTCAAAGAAATTAGAGGCTACAAAAGGCCCAAAAGTAGTAAAAACATTCGAATAGAAGTACAATTTAATCAAATTTAATCAAATATGGAATATAATCATCCTAGCGAGATTGTCAAAGACGTTAATTTTGGCAAAAACGCTAAAAACAGGGTAATTGCTGGTGTAGAAAAACTAGCAAAAGCAGTAAAATCAACTCTAGGTGCATCTGGTAAGTGTGTTATTTACGAAGACGCGCGTGGTTTACCGGTAATAACAAAAGACGGTGTAACAGTAGCAGAATCTGTTGTCTTATTTGATCCGGTTGAAAATATGGGTGCAACACTTATTAAAGAAGCTGCTAGAAATACAGTAAGAGAAGCAGGTGACGGTACTACTACAGCTACTGTCCTTGCTGAATCTTTGTTAAAAGAAGTAAATGACAGCGATAAAACTGTTAGAGAGATAAAAGACGGGATAAACTCTGGTCTTAAAAAAGTAAATGAATACCTAGATAAGACTTCTGTCAAGATCGAAGGCGATATGCTAGAATCTGTTAGCTCGATTAGTTGTAACAACGACAACGAACTAGGAAAGATTATAGCAGAAGCTTATACTAAAGTAGGTAAAGACGGTGTGGTATTAATGGAAGAGTCACCAACTGAAGAAACATACGTCGAAGTAGTTGACGGCGTGCAAGTAGATTCAGGACTTACATCACCACACTTTGTTACCGATAAAGATAAACAAGTTTGCGAGCTTGATAATCCGTTAGTATTAATCGTTACATCGGAAATACCTAACATACGTAAGATACAGAAGGTACTAGAGTATGTTATAAAGACTAAACGCTCATTATTAATTGTAGCTCCAGTAGAACAGCAAGTTAAAGCTGCGCTACTTATGAACAAGGTAAAAGGTAATATTAAAGTAAATATAATTGATTTACCAGGCTTTGGTCCTACTAAACTAGATACATGTGATGATTTTGCGTTTTTAGTTGGTGCTAAAGTAATAAACGAAGAACTAGGTGATGATTTAGATTTAATAGATGTAGACTGTTTAGGTGAAGCGCATACAGCTATAACTAATGATAAAAATACAGTATTAACTATAGACGCACCAGAAGATCAGTTAGAAGAAAGAATTAAGTCTATACAGAAGTTAATTGATAAAGAAGATAAAAATCCTTTTTTAAAGAAAAAACATCAACAAAGATTAGCAATGCTATCAGGTAGCGTAGGTGTTGTTATGGTAGGTGCTAACTCTAAGGTTGAGATGAAAGAAAAGAAAGATAGAGTAGAAGATGCAATATATGCTACTAAAGCAGCGTTGCAAGAAGGTATAGTACCAGGCGGTGGTGTAGCTTTATTAAATGCATCTCAAAAAATTTCCACCGACTCCGTCGGTGAAGACATACTACTAAAAGCTATAACAGCTCCTTTTCATACTATATTGCACAATGCCGGTATACATATCATGGATGGAACTGAAGATCATGAAGGTTACGGTGTTGACGCTATAACTGGTGAAAGGATTAAAATGACAGACGCTGGAGTGATAGATCCTGTACTTGTTACTAAGTCTGCACTTAAAAATGCGGTTTCTGTTGTAACTACTATAATATCCGCTGATTGTGTAATTTCAAACATACGTATCAATGGAGGCAATTAATAGATATATAATAGTAGATAAAATAAAAATAGAACCTAAAAAAGTTGCTGGGTTGATCATGACAGAAGAAACTGATCAAGACAACCGTTATATAAAAGCAAAAATAATATCGTGTGGTAATTTAGTTGAAGTATTAAAAAAAGGCGATACGATATATTACGATAAACATGCTGGACACGACATTTCGTTTAATGATAAACTTTATAGAGTTATTCAAGACAGAGATGTTGTTCTAGTAGATTAAACCTAAACCATAAGCCAAAACCCTTAAACTTAAAAACAAAAACAAATTATTAATTAAAAAAACAAAAAAATGGCAAAAAAATATGAAATGCTTGTTTTTCATGCTGGTGCTGTAGACGAGAATACAGTAGGTATGGCTGACGACGGAGCTGCTCTAGACATGGCTGCTTTTAAAGCTGAAGATTTAATATGTATTACAGCTGGTAATACTTCAGTAGAATTAACATTTGATGAAACAGGTTTGTTTAACAGAAACTTTGGAAACGGTGGTGGTGATGGTGGTGATGCTGGTGGTGAAGCTATAGAAAACTCTTTAGCTATATTAACAGTAACTAACGCTGCTACAGCTGTAGCTGTTGTAAAAAAGATTGTTCAAGGTATTAACTCTAACTCACCATTATACAATGATGGTATGTTCTTGTTTGACGCTACTAATGATACATATCCTTGTGGTATTGCTTCTGGAGATATTTCAGGAATAAACATTAGACGTACAACTTCAACTAGAGTTTCAGCAGTTGCTTAATCTTGAATGAGATTAACCGCGCAAGATCTGCGTGATATAAATATCCTTAAGTATTACAGGCTCACTAGAAAGTGGGTCTGTAAAACTTACGGGTTAAAAGATGCAGATTTAGAATTATTAATTTATTTAGATTGTAAAAAAAGATTTACACGAAACGAGTTTTTAGACGGTACTTACACATATTCATGGGACAAAAACCGTTGGGAGAGACTACGAAGAGATGGTTGGATAGAAGTATGGAGACATAGAAACAGAACAACTATAAAATACTCTGTATTTAAAGTTTCTTTTAAATGTAGTCAAATGATAAGTAGAATATATAGAATACTTTTAGGCGAAGAAGATATGCCTACATCTGAAAGAAGTATTTTTTACAATAACAAATCATATACAGATAAGGTTTACAATAAATCTATAGATGATATGATAAAAGATAAAGATAGATAATGGGATTTAAACTAGGTAAAAGTAGAGGTAATTACGCTGTTAACGGTGTAATAAAAACAAAGCTACGCTTCGGTCAAGAAGCTGGTGGTGATGCGTCTGTACCTGGTACACCTGTTATAAGAAAACCATTAGATGAAGGTATTATGGGTGAAGCTAATATGGATGGTAGTATATTTATTAGTGATCAAATAATACCTGGTAGTAAAGAAGAGAAACAAGTTATAAACCACGAGATGCGTCATGCTACTGATATGAAAATAGGTAAGCTAGCGTATGGTGATGACTTTGTTAAATGGAACGGTAACACATATCCAAGAAGAACTATTAATGGTAAAGATATGATTATAGTAGATGGTGTTGCAAAGGAAGCCGGGGCGCATGATTTTCCTTGGGAACAAGAGGCTAACACAGGTAACGGAAATATATAGTATGGCATTATTAACAAGAATAAACGGTATACCATTATTTTCTACAGTTAACGAAGCTTTAGCTTATGCAGAAGCAGAAGGCTTGCAAGGTTATCATACGCATAGATATAAAAACATAGTAGGTTACATGGGTGGTGTTACACATGAAAAATCAAAACAAAGTTCTGGTAATTTATCAACGCAGCAACAACAACAAATAACAACTCAACAACAGCTACCACAAAACATACAAACAACATCATCTTACACAACGCAAAGTACAGCTGCATCTACATCTACAAGTTCAGCTTCACCACCAAGTGTAAGTAGCGCGAATGAAGGAGGTAGTGATATGTCAAGAGGTGGTCGTGAAGGCGGAGGGTATTAAAAATTAAAATATGTTAGGAAATTTATTATCAAAAGGTACAGCAGAACTAGTTAAAAATGTAGGTGGAGTTATAGATAACTTACATACATCTGCAGAAGAAAAACTAGATGCTGAAAGAAAAATTAAAGATATGATTATGGGTTACGAAGCTGAGATGCAAAAGCAAGTAACAGAGAGATGGAAGTTAGACATGAACAGTGATTCATGGTTAAGTAAAAATATAAGACCACTAGTTTTAGTATTTTTAGTAGTAGCAACAGTATTATTAATATTTATAGATGCTGGTGTTATTACGTTTCAAGTACAAGACAAATGGACAGACTTATTACAACTAGTATTAATAACTGTGATCGGTGCTTATTTTGGCGGTAGATCACTAGAAAAAGTAAAAAAATAAAATTATGGGAAAATATTTTAACGTAATAGTAAAACCAACAATACAAGCTAGTAAATTAGCAAGCGCATACTCTAGTGGTGATGTTGTTTTTGACTGGCATCCTGTTGATATACCAAAAGGTGCTTCTAGGCTTATAGGTGTTACAGCTATTATTAGAAAAAAAGATGGAACAGCAACTAATGAGCATCCTTTTCAATTAGTGTATGCTAAGTCTATAAATAGTGCTGATCCTACGTCTTTAGGTACTGTTCATGCTACTGCTAATGGTGTAGGGTATTATAATAACGTAATTGGTAAAAGTTCATTTATAATCAAAGACTATATATCTAACGTGTTAGATAATGGGGTACAAGTAGCGTCTTTACAGCAAGGTGGTGCTGATAGTGAGCGAACACAACAAGTTATTCAATGTGAGCCTGAGAGCGGTAGTAACGTTGGTTTTGATAAATTATATGTTGGCATGCTAGCTGAAGGTGCTTTTGATTTTGGAAGCGCTGCTGAGATAAGTAGAGCTATAACTATAGCTACGAACACAGGTAGCTTTGTTGACGCTGATGTAGAAGGAACAGCTCTTGACTTAGTATTTGCGCCTGGAGATGTTATACATGCTGCTGACGATATAATAATAGGTGAAGTAGATAGTGTGTCTGCTAGTGCTATGACTTTTAAATTTAGTGGTGAAGCAACAGCTAGTGAAACTGATTATACAGTTCCAGCAAGTTTAGCTGCTTTTAGAGAACAAAATGGATCAGGTACAGCTGGAGACTTAGCAGATGGAGATCAACTTATAAATGTAAATCCAATAAAAATAATATTACATTTTGAAAGATAAATAACAATAATAATTAAATTAAATAAAATGGCAAAAAACACAAGTAAAAAAATTAAAGAATTAAAAGGTATTAAACCTGAGAAAATTAAAGAACAAGAGCTAGCTACACTGCAGGCTTCTGTTAGAACTGTAGACCAGTTAACAGCAGAAGTTGGTACAATAGAAGTTAGAAAACATGCTTTAATGAAAGCTATGGAATCAGTTCAACAAAGGATAGAGCAATTAAGAGTTCAATTAAGAAACGATTATGGTACTGATAACATTAGTATACAAGACGGTACAATAAATTATCCTGAAACAAAAGCAGAAGAAAATGGCAAAGTTGATAAGAAAGATTAGTATAGGTAAAGACTATAAGAATGACGCTATGCACTATGCTGTTGGTCAAGAAGTTTACGGTGGACACACTATTTGTGATATACTAGAAGAAGAAGATAAGTATTCTATTTATATTAGAAAAAAGAAAGATGTATTGCCTTGGAAAGACTTTAATAAAAATATGGCTGTATCTGTAGAATATAACTTAGAGTACTAATGAAAAGTGTTTACAACTACGTTGTAAAACCAAAAGGAAGTAGATATAATAATAGCAAAAAAGTTGGTGGTAAAGATTTAATACTTAATACTGAAATATTTAATCATCAATACATTAATCGTGAAGCAGAGGTTATATCTACGCCTTTGATTAGTTACAGCAATATAAAGCCTGGTGATACTGTTATAGTACATCATAATGTTTTTCGTAGATGGCATGACGTAAAAGGTATTGAAAAAAATAGCAGAAACTATTTTAATGAAGATACTTATATAATATCACAAGATCAAATATTTGCTTATTATAGTAAAAAATGGAAGCCTATGCCTGGTTATTGTTTTGTAAAACCTATAAAAAACTTTGATAAATTTAACGTTAATCAAGAACAACCATTAATAGGTATTATAGAGTATGCTGATAAAGGTTTTAATAAAGATGACTTAGTTGGTTTTACACCTAACAGCGAATATGAGTTCGTAATAAACGGACAAAAATTATATAGAGTTTTATCTAAATTTATTACAATTAAATATGAATATCAAGGACACGAAGAAACTTATAATCCAAGCTGGGCACAGAGCAGTTGAAGAACTCATTAATGTAGCTAGAGAAAAGATTATTACTAATACAGAAGATGACGTTTCAGCTGATAGGCTAAAAAATGCTGCAGCTACTAAAAAACTAGCTATATTTGACGCGTTTGAAATACTTAACAGAATCCAAGAAGAAGAAAACTTGCTTGAGGGCAAAGCACCTGAAGAGAGAAAGGAAAAAGTCTTTAAAGGATTCGCAGAAGGTAGATCTAAGTAATGTACGAGCAAAGTTTAGTTAAGGTTATAGAGCCTGTAAAAAAAACTACAATTAGTAGACTTAATAAATCTAAAAAATGGAAATATGGATATAATAAAGAACATGATATCGTCGTTATCTCAAAAACTGGGCGAATTGGTGAAATACTTGAAATACAAAATTTGCGAATTGCGTTGCCAAAACGACCAGTGCAACTGCAATCACATCAGCTGAACAAGTGGGTAAAACAAGAACAACCAAAAGAATTAAAACGTCTTAAAAATATATTTGACTGGAGAGCATATCCAGAAGAACAAAAAGACAAATGGTTTGATTATATAGACGAAGAGTTTAAACGTAGAGACGAAGGTTTTTGGTTTATAAATAATGATAAGCCAACATACATAACAGGTACGCACTATATGTATTTACAATGGAGTAAAATAGATGTAGGTGCGCCAGACTTTAGAGAAGCTAATAGATTATTTTTTATATTCTGGGAAGCTTGTAAAGCAGATAAAAGATGTTATGGTATGTGTTATCTTAAAAATCGTCGTAGTGGTTTTAGCTTTATGTCTTCTGCTGAAACAGTTAATTTAGCTACATTAGCGAGTGATAGTAGATTTGGGATCTTATCTAAAACAGGTGGTGATGCAAAGAAAATGTTTACAGATAAAGTAGTACCGATTAGTATTAACTACCCATTTTTCTTTAAACCAATACAAGACGGTATGGACAGGCCAAAATCAGAGCTTGCATACAGAGTACCAGCTAGTAAGTTTACAAGAAAAAAGATAACAGCTAACGAAAAAGTTGAACACTTAGAAGGTTTAGATACAACTATTGACTGGAAAAATACAGGTGATAATAGTTATGATGGTGAAAAGCTAAACTTGCTAGTTCATGATGAAAGTGGTAAATGGGAAAGACCTGATAATATATTAAACAACTGGCGAGTAACTAAAACATGTTTACGATTAGGTAGTAGAATAGTTGGTAAATGTATGATGGGCTCGACTTCAAACTCATTAGATAAAGGTGGAGACAATTTTAAAAAACTATATAACGCATCCGATGTCACTAAGAGAAATAGAAATGGCCAGACAAAGTCTGGTTTATACTCTTTGTTTATCCCAATGGAGTGGAACTACGAAGGATTTATTGATGAGTACGGAGTTCCAGTATTTACTACACCTGACACAGATGTCTTTGCCCCAGACGGTGAACTAATAGATGTAGGTGTAATAGATAATTGGCAAAACGAAGCTGATGGTTTAAAAGACGATCAAGATGCTTTAAATGAATTTTACAGACAGTTTCCTAGAACAACTGAACATGCATTTAGAGATGAAACAAAAAATAGTATATTTAACTTAGTAAAAATATACGAGCAAATAGATTACAACGAAGAACTAAGTAGCAGCTTAGGTGTAACGCAAGGAAATTTTGCTTGGGTTGGTGGTATCAAAGATACTAGCGTTATATTTTATCCAGATCCAAAAGGTAGGTTTAAAATAAGCTGGACACCTAAACAGCAATTACAAAATAGAGTGGTAATTAAAAATGGTATAAAATATCCTGGTAATGAACATATGGGTGCTTTTGGATGTGACTCATATGACATATCCGGGACCGTAGATGGTGAAGGTTCGAAAGGAGCACTTCACGGACTTACTAAGTTCAGTATGGAGGACGCTCCTGCTAATAGCTTCTTTTTAGAATACTTATCAAGACCACCTACGGCTGAAATATTTTTTGAAGATGTGTTGATGGCATTAGTATTTTACGGTATGCCAATACTCGCAGAAAATAATAAACCTAGATTATTATACTATTTAAGACGTAGAGGCTACAGAGGTTTTAGTATGAACAGACCAGATAAAGTTTGGAATAAATTATCTGTTGCTGAAAAAGAAATAGGTGGTATACCAAACTCTAGTGAAGACATAAAACAAGCTCATGCAGCAGCTATTGAAATGTATATACAAGATCACGTAGGTATGAAACACGATGGTACATTTGGTAATGTTTATTTTAATAGATTATTAAATGACTGGGCTAAGTTTGATATAAATAAAAGAACAAAGTTTGATGCTACAATAAGTAGTGGATTAGCCATAATGGCTTGCAATAGACATTTGTATGCACCAAACGTTAAAATTGAAAAACCAAAATTAAATATACATGTTTCTAAGTTTTCAAACAATGGAAATATGTCTAAAATAATCAAAGAATAAATATGGCATATTCTAATAAAAGTTATTTTCCTAGCCAAGTTGTAAGTGATGCTGAAAAGTTAAGTTATGATTATGGTTTAAAAGTCGCTAAAGCTATAGAGCACGAGTGGTTTAATGATGACTCTAGTTTAAATAGATATATGAATACTCGTAATGAGTTTCATAAATTAAGATTATACGCAAGAGGCGAGCAGTCAATACAAAAATATAAAGATGAATTATCTATTAATGGTGATTTATCTTATTTAAATTTAGACTGGACGCCAGTACCTATAATAGCAAAGTTTGTAGATATAGTTGTAAATGGTATTGCTGAAAGAACTTATGATATAAAAGCTTATTCTCAAGATCCACATGGTATTGCTAAACGTACAGAATACATGGAGTCAATAATGAGAGACATGCAAAGCAGAGAGTTTAACGATACTGCTCAACAAACTATGGGTATCAATCTTTACGAAAACGATCCAAACACACTACCTGTAACACAACAAGAGTTAGATTTACATATGCAGCTTAGTTACAAGCAAGCAGTAGAGCTAGCTGAAGAGCAGGCTATAAAAGTTTTAATGGAAGGTAATAAATACGAGTTAACTAAAAAACGTTTTTATTATGATTTAACTGTATTAGGTATAGGTGCTGCTAAAACTAACTTTACAACTTCTGAAGGTGTAACTATAGACTATGTTGATCCAGCTGATTTAGTTTACTCGTATACAGACTCACCGTACTTTGATGACATATATTACGTTGGTGAAGTTAAATCAATACCTGTTAACGAGCTTGCAAAACAATTTCCTCATTTAGAGCAAGAAGATCTTGAAGATATAATGAATAATAAAAATTATAATAGA